ACCACCATCTAAACGCTCCGTTTCTAGACTAGGCTCAGGGCTAGGCTCAGGGCTAGGCTCAGGGCTAGGCTCAGGGCTAGGCTCAGGGCTAGGCTCAGGCTCAGACTCCCTTACTTCAATGCCTTGGCTGATGCAGGCGAGGAGTTGCTTTTGATCATCAGGCGACCAGTGGCCGGCCACCTCACCCTCCTGGATATAATTCAAAACTTGCCGCTTAAAAACGGCCAGCTGGTCAGCATAGTCGGGGTTTTGGCTGACAGCAGCGTACTGAAGCAACACGTCATAGAGCTGCTTCAGTGCCGATGTAACGTAGTAGGGCTCTACTGAAACAGTAGAACCGAAAGACGCGATACTAAGGCCCCTATCGCCGCCAGAGTTGACAGGTGGTAGTGACCTTTGAGCCTGAGACCGAAAGAAATTGCGCATTGTAGAGACAGAGTAATCAATTCAACTGTCTGAGGGGGTAGGACTCCCCTCAAGAGCAAGAACGCCACCAAATAGACGAAGGCCATGGAGAGGATAGAAGATACCTCATTGGCTAAGGCAGCAGCCGGTGTTAGCTTTTGGGGAAGCTCTGGCTCATATGGCTCTGGCTCGTATAGTCCTGTCTGCCCTGATGCTTGTTGAGGCATCTGTGTGTGTGATGCTCCCTGATGGGATTGCGTATGGCGTCGAGAAGGAGGAGCAGACAGGGAATCTAGTAGGTCACTTTGAGCTGCCATTGGTCGTCACCTCTGCTGTTGGTTTTGTGTCAGGGTTGAGATGGATGGCCGCAACAGTATGGGCCGTTATAACGATCGCAGCCACGGGGGCAGCCGCTAACAGAAATTTTATTAACTTAGGATTCATTAGCTATTCAGGTAGTGATGGGAGGGGTGCAGCCGGTTTGACTTGTTCCTCCGCTGGCGCTGCTTCCTCAGTAGGACCAGCGGCGGGAGGAGAGGCTACCATGCGACTGAGGGATAGCACAAACACTAGGATGGCGATCGCCACACAGCAAGGCACTAAGGACGAATAACTCTGCTGCGGGGAGGTTTGGTTTACCGATGCCGCTGGGGGTAACGCTAGTGGTAGTGCTGGTGCAGGTGGTACAGATGGTGGTGCTAGTGGTGCAGATAGTGGCGCTGGTGGTGTTGGTGATGCTGGCAACTGGCGAACATAAACCTGCTGAGGGGGTAAGTTATAGCGATCGCCCCCCTGGTAGTCGAGGGGTCTAGCAGACGCTCTGCCCCTCTCATATGCATCAAAAATTAGGGCTGTGTGTTGAGTTAGAAACTCACCGAGTTCTTTCAAGTCTGGGTTGTTCATGCGGTGACCCATGGATCGTCATAGTGCGATGGCCCAGGAGCAATATCAGCAGTAGGCTCGTCGCTAATATCCAGGGAAAAAGGGATTGCGCTGGCGACGAAGAGTGATTCGTCGTCGTCATCCGGCGGCGAGGTTTCATCCGGCGGCGAGGTTTCATGGGGTTCGTTCGGGGGAACGAGGCGTAACCCTGGCCCGCTAAGCGCGGGAGACTGCATTTCTGGCTGAGTCGCTGGCCTGGGGTTTGTCGGCTCACCTGTTCCGGACTCACCCCATGGAGGTGCAGCCTTCGGCGCTGCACAAGAACTTCCATCGGCTCGCTCCCCGGCTGGGAAGGGACCTTCAGTGATAGATAGCTGTGGAGGTTTGGCATCACTTATTAATTTTTCTACAAGGGCATCGGTAACTATCTGCTGTCTGAGAATGGCGCGATCGCTATCCTGCTCTCCAACAAGTCGCCTCGATAGAGGGTCTACCACAGCTGAGATTGCTGTGGCCCCAGGCATTAGGATTGATGCCATAAGCTGAACTGGCAGGTTTGCGCCAGCCAGGGCATTCCATATAGCCGCCGTGCCTACAACCATGCCAGCACCGGCAGCGCCGATCAATGTGTGGAGAGCAGAGATATTCATTACTTCTCTTTCTTGGGAGTCTGAGGTAAACGATGAACTTGTGGTGCAGCTGCCAGCCGTGGTGCCGCGAAATTCTCCGCCACTTCCAGCAGACTCACCGGCTTTCCCGGCAGTACTCGGGGAGTCCCCGTAGCGTCAAAATCAACAGCCTGACGTTGGCCAATGCCTCGTAGCTGTTCAAGTACAGAGTCAAGCTGAGTCGCATGTTGGTGCAACTGCCGAAGAGCCGGGGGAACTTGTTCGGATGGAGCCTTTAGAAGCATAAGAGCCTGAATCGCTAGCTCTTGGTCTTGTCGATGGCGGAGCATTTCAGCCGCCACCACATTCATTTGGTGGACAGACTCATTATTTTGAAGTTCGCCCCGCTGCGTGGACAGCGCCAGGTTGTAGGCAGAATCTTTAGACCCTGCGGTGTCCACGCCAGCAGATGCTGGTGCTTGCTGTTGTGCCCCTGAGACCCTGGCGATCGCGTCACGAATGGAGAGGTTGTGGCGATGTGCCACGGAAATGAACTCAATCACCTTATCAACAGACGCATTATCAAGCTCTTTTGAGACCTTGCTATTTTCACCTGGGACAGCAAAGCCCAGTGCGATCACCACAGCGCTGATGTCGGCCTGGGGGATATCAAGCTGTAAAGATAAGTCTCTGACAGAAATCGTTGACATTAGAATCCTCGTGTTTTGGTGTTAGCCATGTATCAGCTACGTCAGGGTAGAGGTAGGCGACTGCCGCCTCTACAGACAGGCCACATGCAGGGAGGATAATTTCCCTTTGGCTATGCAAATGACCCAGTAGCAATGTAGAACGCCCTAGCCTTAAAGCAGACTCCAAGCGGGCAAAGTTGAGTTTGTTATATGTCCGCCGGTCGCTAGAAATCGCACAGAAGGCGATCGCTAGCTCAAGTAGAACAATGTCCCGCTTGGTGAAATCCTGGTGGCCCTCATCAAACAGCAACGCCCGGTATCGGGATGCCGACGATCGACAGCAGCCAGCCAGCTTATAGGCCATCGGCCAGGGCAAAGCGATCGCGGTTGTCATTGGGTCGCTGTTTGCTCACTGTTTACTCGCTGTTTACTCGCGAACAACGCACTGTTACATCGCGTTTGCAGCGCGTCTACAGCGTGTTGTTCGCTTGAGTTGGAGTTTAGCATAGCTTGGGGCGTATTGGGGCAAGCGCCCCCATTTGAGGCGTTTTACCAACAAGCGGGGACCAGAAGAGCCATAATGCAGAAAGTGCCCCAAGGAGCGGAGGAAATGCCCCAAGACAAAAGAATCTCGATAGACCCATCCGAGATTCAGAGTGATATCGAAAAGTTTCAGACTGAGGAGCCACTGTTGGCCGAGCTGTCGCTGGGGAAGGCCATCATCTACCTAGCAAAGCGAGGAATCGCCACCGAGCGCGATCGCTTAGCAGGCAGTAAACCCAGCACTCCAGACGTTACTGCTAACCTGATCAACTTTTTAAAGCTGGTAGCCCAAGGTGATTGCCCGCCAGATGGCGAGATCATCACCATGGCAGAGACGCTGGGGGTTGACCCAGAGCTATTCATCCAACTATGCCCAGAGGAAACAGTCACACAAGAGGAGGTAGCAAATGGCGTCTAAGGCCGTAGCAATTCAAGACTTAAGGCTAGTACTAGCTGACGACGAGATCATCCTCGACGTACCAGGCCGCGCTGAAGTCAATGCCCTACTTGGGCTTTTCACTCGCCAGTTAGCATCTAGCGCCGTAGCCCTCGGCAAGAAAAGGGCCACCATCAGGGAGAAAGACGGAACCATCACAAGAATCCCTTCAATATTGAGCACTAGAAAAATGTCTACCGTTCAACCACTCGTAGCTACACCCGACATTGCGATCGCCGAGATGATGATCAGCGCACCATTCTTGCGGGTGCTGAATCAGATGATTGAGACACCGGAGGCCCGCAGCGGCATTGTCCGCGTTGAGGACAACCGGCAGCTGGTTGTTTCGCAGTCCATGGCCCCCATGATTAGCGGGGACAGCGTTAAGGCGGCAACCCGCCGCCGACGGGAGGACTATTGGCATCTGCCAGACCTGGCCGCCTTTGAAAGAGAATGGAGGCAGCGACTTACAGTCGATGACCCCGATTCAGTCATCGAATTTAGGTTTGCCTGCTATGACCCCGTGAGCAAGGGCAACTGGCGGCAAATGGTCAACACATACCGGGCCGTGGAGCTTGGTGGGGTGCTCTATCACTACAGCACTAACGTAGGGTGCGAGAGCATCACTATGCCGTCGTAAACTACCCCGCCCTAAAGGGCGAAGCTTTATCCCGGTTCAGGCTACCAGCAAAGAGAGTTGCCCCTCTAGCTGACAAGCCATCCCTGAGATTTCGGGCGAGTTTACAAATCGCCCCAGCGTAGAAATATTCAAAGCACCATTCAAATCGGCATCAATATGCAGTCCACAACCGCCACAGCTAAACGTCTTTCCGTTCCGGTTGCCAATCCGATGGCAGCGCGAACAGGTCTTGGATGTGTAGGACGGGTTGACCAAAACAATTGGAACACCAGCGATCGCCGCCTTATAGGTGAGGAACGTCCTGAGCTGATAGAAGCTCCATCCATGATGCTCTCGGCGCTGAGCCTTTCGCACCTTGGCCCGCTGGCGAATGCCGGTCAGGTCTTCGAGTGCGATCGCGCTGCCGGTGGCAACTGCTTCAGATACGATGCGTTTCGAGATGGTGTGATTGGTGGACTTACGAAACCGCGCTTCCTTGCCGCTGAGCCTCCGAAGCAGCCGTCTGGCCGACTTGGTGCGTTTGCGCTGGATAGAGCGACGCGTATTGAAATAACGTTCCCTGACTGCCTGAGCCTCGCCCCCCTCCCACGACAGCCCTGTACTGGTGTGGGCTATGTCCCTGCGTCCAAGGTCTACCCCGATAACCTTTGGCGTTTTGCCGGTGGGCGGGGTGTCAAGGGTGACTTGGATTTGGATGTAGTAATCTCCGTTGCGGCGCTTCACCAGAACGGCGCTGGTGGGCTTTTGGTCTCTCAGCAACGCCCGTTGGTAGTTACCAATGGACAGCGGCAGCTTAACCGCACCATCCAGCAGCGTCACCCGGATAAGCTCTTTATCCTCCCAGAAATTGAAGGTGCGAGCGTCCAGCGACAGGCTAGACGGGTTGAACTGCCTGACCTTGTTGCGAGTCTTCAGGGCACCCACAACGCGCCGGATAGCCTGACAGGCATGGTTAGCCTTGAGGCCATACAGCGCCCTGATGTCGTGATAGACCAGGTGATGCAGCTTAGTAGTGTTGCGCTGATTGTTCTCACGCGACACCTTCAGCACATGGTTACAGCCGTCCGCAAACGCTTCAAGAGTGGCGTCGATCCGCCCCTTTGATTCAGGTGTAACTTGAAGCTTGCAAGACACAGAGATTACTTGACTCATGCGCCTATCATAGTTCATCCAAGCGCGTAACGTGTAAAGCCGTTCTAAAGGACGGGGTTTCAGACCCAAATTTATTGATGAGCAAGGCACTGAAGGTGGGATGGCCCGTCGCTTGGGCAGTCGGAGACGGCCACGTCGTTGGGGTGGTCGTCTCCATCAAGAATGGAAGGCTAGAATGCACAACCAAGGAAGGCGGGACGGTCACGCTAGAGCGCGATGAGACACTGCCCCCCTTCTAGAGCCATTAAAATTCAGGTATACGCAACTCAAAGCGATCGCCCAACACTGCAGGCGATCGCTTTTTTTTAGTAGTTCCAGCAGCGGCGATTGCGGAGGTCTACGTGGATAAAGCCCTTTTTTGCGCCACGGCCATAGCCACCTTTCCAGCGGCCCTTGTCATACCACTCAGATTCAAAGCGCTTTTGCATCTCCCAAATTGAGCCACCCATGGGGCGAAAGTCTACACCATAGCCATTGGGATGGTTAGGCGCACGGGAACCGATTCGGTTATTGACGGCCCAGGGGCGATACCAGGAGTTGACACCTATCGGAGCGCCCCACCATTCACGAATTTCATCCATATGACGGGCCACTAGAATGACGTTCTTTTTTACCTTGGCGCTAGACGGGATGCGCTCTTGTTGCCGTAGCGTCACCTCACCAACGGTGAAATATTTAGAGACGGGAGACTTCCAATCACTCCAGTTGACCTCATTCCACTCAGGCAGCTTTATGAGGCTTGCATCAGAGACCGTCTGCCATGGGAGTTGCCAGTGGTCACCGAATAGATACCAGGTGCCAGCTCCATAGGCCAGATCTATACGAAAGTGGCCCCCCATGTCAGTCTCAGCGCCGCGCTCCTCAATATGGGTGACTTTATAGACTTTGCCCTTGGGTACATTCACCTTGCGATCGCTAGCGAGATAGATCGACTGGATGCGGTAGTCCTTCTTAAGAATGGTGTCCTGAATTGCTTGAATTTCCATGATGGCCTGGGAGTCACTTTACAGCAGTGTTCCCGTTACGATCGCCAACAGGTTCTCTAACCAGTGTGTAAAAAAGGACGCGATGTTTACGCGATGTAGACACGCTGTTACATCGCGTTGTTCGCGTGTAAACAGCGTGTTGTTCGCGTGTAAACATCGCGCTTACAAAAGGGACAGTTGCCCTTCTGAAACAGGCGTCTCTGGATATTCCAGCCATTGCTTCCCATCCAAGACATTGCCGCCATCCTTGGGTCTTGGGCCACCCCACTGCTTAAAGAAGAACGGTACACCGGCATCAGCGCACTGGTCCCGCAGCGATCGCACCCAGTCAATGCGGTCTGGGCGCGGAACCCAGCTCTTGCTTACCTCATCACGAATCACTAAGGCCCGCTCGGGACATTGCCGTAGGTGGCCACCCGATTCACCACCAGCAATCAGCCAATGGATACCAGCCAGGTTTAGGCTTGGTAACGCCGACAGCAACGGCTCCGCTGACACGAAGCGAGTTGCCACATCAATATCTCTCAGCAGACGCAAGCGATATTCCGATGTTTTCGCCGTATCTAGGCTGACACCAAGCCAGACGTTACGCGGCAGGGTTCGGCTGGCGCAGTAGGCCACGGCGACGGCAGGCCGCTTAGTCAGGATTTGGAACTGCACTTGTGGCGATCGCCTCATCACATCCAACAGGCGATCACGAGCGGCGTCCATTGTCCCGATGCGTTGATTGAACTCCTGATCAGAGAGGAAAAAGTCCGTCATCGAGTTGACGAAGACTCGGCTGTTTTCCTTCAATCCCAGCGGCTCATCCAGCTTGTGCCAGCGCCAGGTCAGTTTGAAGCCATTCGGGTAGGCCGGTGCGCCAAAGCGCTCAGCCAACGTCTTGGCATAGCAGTAGTCACAGCCGAGGCTGACCTCACGACAACCGCTCCAGACGTTCCAGGTTCCATCAGTCCATTCGATCTTGGTTCTCTTCAACATCTCAATCCTGTAGTGATAAGTTCTCATCAGCAGCGGCCAGCTTCGCGTCTACCAGGCCCTGCTCGACACCCAAATAATGCTGCAGGCCACCGAGGGACTTATGGCCTGAGACGCGCATCAGCTCATTCAGTGGCCAGCCCTGCTCATAGAGGTGGGTCAACCGCGATCGCCTAAAGCTATGCATGGATACTCCCTGGTAGTCCAGCAGGTCAGCAGCCCGCTTTACCCATTTCTCTACGGCCCGTGCCGTCAGGTGGCCAGTCTTACCATGGCTGGGGAATAGGTAGCCCCGCTGTGGGAGTCGCGACAAGGTGGCAACCAGGGGTTTGGTGAGGGTCACCTGGCGGGTGGTGCTGGTCTTTGTGTTAGGCGCGGGGAACATAAGGTAGCCCCCACGGACATGCTCACCCCGCAGCTGCAGCACTTCACCGATACGGCCAGCGGTCAGGTAACAGACCTCAACCACTCCCCGGTAAGGGTCACTCATCTCATAGAGCAGCGCCTTTAGCTCGTCCAGCTCCAGAATTGCAGCAGCGCCAGAACGGTTATGCTTCCCCTCACGAGGCATCTAATTCAGTGCGCAGTTGGAGCTTGAGAATCGACATGGTGGACCGTAGCCGTTCAAGCTCGATGTCTTGATAGGCGATCGCTTGGGTCAAAGAAACAGAGTGGGCCAGCGCCTCCTGATAAGACACATGCTCAGACAATACCAATGCTCGTTTGGCTTTACGGCGCGGTTCGTTCTTTAGGTCGTCGTCGAAGGCGATCACCATGTCAACGTCAATCAGCAGCGTGTCTAGATAGTGCTGCAGTCGCTCAAGTTCATACTGAGTTTCTATTTGAGCGGAGCGGAGCTTGTAAATTGCAGCAGGGTAGTCAATCAGTTTCATCGGTTCAGTTTTATAGCGTAAATTCAATCACCCAGATGAGCGGGTTCTCCTCCCAGGCGTAGCCGCGTTTGGCGTTGATGCCATCCCACAGCTCAGCAAAAATCTCGCGAGGGGAGCGATCGCCATCTAGGGTGATGCCCTCGGCGATCGCGTCAGCATCACTGATATCTTGCAGGTACTCTTGCCGGACATCGGCCACGGCAAGCCAGTAGCGAGTAAGCACCTTGGGCATAAAGATCGATGGTCTCCACTTTGTTGGGAGCAAATCATCAGGAGACGGTGGCGTCTCCGCATTCAGGCATTCATCTGACAGCTGCCTCCACACCTCATGGGCGCGATCATCATAGTCATCGTTCGGCCATAGCTGATCAGCACTGAGGGAGCGGAGCGAGTCGTCTGCTCGGTACTGAACAGTCATCTGAGTAAAATCCTCGTCCCACTGGCAGATGCGCCAGGTTTCTCTCACCCACAAGCGATCGCCCTTGCGGCATCTAGTGGATAGGCGGCGCGTCTGCCGCTTGCTGCCGTCAGCGATCGCCCGGACCATTTCACTTTTGAACAGCTGTGGGCGATCGCAGGGAGTGTCAGGGCCTAAAAATAGCGCTAGCTGTTGACTAGACATCATCTGATAGCTCAGTGGCAGGAGCGAGCTTATCATCCACCAAGAGTGCCATCCTAGCCACGTCACCAAGAACAATGTCGCCAGAGTCAGGATTGGCGATCGCCTCCAATGCCAAACGGAGACCTTTAATTCGGATGGCTTTATTGTCCATATGTCAATACCTATTACTGCTATCTTCTAGCGTTCGTCTTTTGTAATTTCACGAACAGTCTAGCAGCAGTTCAGACGTTTGGGTGGGGGGTAAGCATGGCCATCTTTTCTTATTGGAAAAGAATAGGGCTTATTGCGAAAACAATGTTGTCTGGGATAACAGTGGCCACTTGGGGCATTCTGTAGCCAAGGTCAACAAAGTTAACAAAAGATAACAGTGGCACAGCAACCCATGATTGGAACGCGCATACCATCTGAATGGCGCGCCGAGATCGAGGCCAGGGCGAAGCGAAGCGGACGAAACGTGTCTCAAATCCTACACGAGGCGATCGCTGTCTATCTGGGGGAAGAAAGCGGCACCACGCTGGTAGGCCGTGTCGAAGGGATAGACGGACGCTTACAGGCACTAGAGCGCCAGATATCCGCCCTCAAGGCACTCATCCAATAGAATGCCCAGTCGCAAGAATATCTGCGGGGATTGCTCAAAACCCCTACACTCAGACGGGAAGACCAACTGGGCACAGTCACTGATCATCGACAGTGCAGGCAGTTTTAGACAGACCTATCGGTTCGTAAAGTGGGTCCATCTCGTCTGCCCTGATGACGAAGACGACGATGAAGAGTCCGCAGGGCAAGCAGTCTGACCCACATTCAGCGAGGTCCTTTTTTACACATGATGGGACATATAAGCTATCAGCAGTCAAAGCTTCTGAGGAGTCAATACTCAATTAGTGAGGCCGCAAGGCTTGAGCTTTGCAGGTCGCTGGTAGAGGCTAGGTCACGACACATGTCCAATCTTCTAGGGCATCGGCAACGCAACGGGAGCGGTGACTGCTCAGACGTGATTACTGATATCAGGCAGGCCCGTAAAGCTATAAAGCGAAAGCAGTCCACGCCAGAGTTGATTGGCCTCATGGGGGCGATCGCTAACCAGTATTACGGCAGACTCGCGCAGCAGAGCCGGTGGACACTAGGAAGCCGCAAGGGTGCCGAGCCATTCAATACCCTGATTAGGTTCTGCTGTGGACAGCTAGAGTTGCAGTACCTGAACGCACTGCAGGACGCCGGTTTAGACCCCTGGTGCGGCTGCTTTTTAGGCGATCGCTACAATAGGCCGACGCTGGCAGCTGAACTAAGCTGGGCCTTGCGCCCAACAGTGGCGGAGGGTTTCGCCATCGCTGCCATCAACAGAGGGCAGGTGACTCTCAAAGACTTTGAGGAAGGAGCCGTGATGGTCGAGGAGGCAGCGGCCAGGCTTAGGAAGTCGCTAAGCAAACGACTAGACGAACGTGTGAGATACCGATTCGCCAGCACCCAGGAGGGAGCAAAAATGACATACAACGAGGCGATCGCCGCACAGGTACAGGAGTTTATAGGATTCTGCGGCGGCCAAACATTCAGGCCAGCTTGGTTTGGGTGAAGTCCTTTTTTACACAAAAATGTGGAGCACCAGGGGAACCCAGAGAGTCATTCTCCTTTGAAAAGTTAGAGCCAAGCTATTACATAGTTTGTCACTTAACAAATTCTTGCTCATTAGCTTGCAATCATGTATGCTAGTTGCATAGCGTTACAAGGCATTAAATAATGCAGCAAGTAGTTACACGTGACCCACCAATGGCTAAAGCAGAACCCAAGGATGCCAATATCTCAATCGCAGAGTTTTGGCCCGTTGACCGCGACGGCAACGAGCGCTCTATTAACTCATTAATAGAGGAGTTCAAGGGGACGGAATACCAGGTATCCCCATCAACTCTACGGTCTGCCAAGGCGGGAATGTTAAGCAGAACACTAGTCAAAAATCTGCCAATTCTCACTGCACTGTGCAGCAAATGGAGCGGTAGAAAAGTATCGCTAGAGGAGTTAATTATCTACGATGACTAAATCTACGATGACTACTAATCTGGACAACGTTAGACCTATCACCCCAAGAGCTGTAGACACAGGAGTAAGCAGGCCCACAAAACCGGGAGAGTGGTCCATTGACCAAATCATCTCTGCACTAAGCAGAGACATTCCAACTTGGCTGACCAAATCCAAGGAGAAGGGAGGAGCGACAATTGAGTTTGTGCCCTGGTATAGGGTGTCTAGGCTGATGGACAAATACGCTCCGGGATGGACCTGGGAGATAACAAACGTGAGCCTCAGCAGCGATCGCATCTTTGTTACGGGGCGCTTGTCCATCCCAGCCGCCGAGGGCACAGTCTATAGGGAGGCCATGGGTAGCGAGTGCCTGAAGGTCGAAAAGCCTATCAGGATTGAGACCAACGGCCGGGCGAAAGAATACCTACGAGAGCCTGTTACAAATCGGGTTGTCACAGAGCCAGCAGAAATACCATACGGCGACCCAGCCACAAACTCGGAATCAATGGCATTTCGCCGCTGTGCAGCCCGATTTGGGTTTGGCCTCTCATCGTACGAGAAAGGTAAAATCCCCAGCAACTTTTATAGGACGTTTTGATGAGTAACCAAAAAGCTTTTAGAGATGGGGTTTTGGCTGTGGGCCTATCGGCCCTGATAGCCCGTGCAACAAGGGAGGCAGAGACGAGCGAGAAATGCATACTGCTAGACAATAGCCTACTCGGGAGCGCCTTGATGGCCCTTAAGGCCATCGACGCATTTGAGCTAACGGAGAGCATTGTCCATCTTTATACCTCTGTAGGGGTCGCAGGAAAGAATAACTTGATAGCCATATCCGTTATGCCAGCAAGTTTGGGGCAAGAGGGCATGAAGAGGGTCGATGTATTTGAATGCCCATACACCATAGATAACTACGAAGAGGAGTTAATCATATCAAATCTAAAAGACTTGTAGCCCAATACATCCGTTTTTACACACATAAGGACCAGACGGTCAACCGCAAGTATACGTGTTTATGCGGTTGAGAGGGACAGATAGGTGAAGGATTCCCGGATGTTTTGGGCATTCATTAATCAGAATCTAAAAGCGAGAGGGGACGGCCCATCACAGCCATCCCCTCTCAAAAAACCAGCTTTACCAGGTGCCAATTTATGCTCTCAGCTTATCACAATTCAATTCCCTGCTGCAGAATATTGAGACGTGCAGCCAATCTAATCAAAGCAAACAGACTAGAAGCGTCAGAATCCTCTCAAAGCGCGCTGGACGATTATCTCTATTTGGAAGCAGAGCAGCTAAGCCTACAAGCTTGGCGACTCGATTCAGGGGAATTGTTCAAGCGTGTCGTAGCGCTTATAGATGCGGTGCTTCCCCACTGGCGAGGAGAAGGGAAACAGCCATCTTATTTACTACTAGAACGGCTCAGAGAGCGATCGCAGTGGGGAGATGCCGTGTTTATCACAGCATACGGCCCCTACCACGCCATCGGGCACTGGTGGGAAGTTCCGCCAGATTCAGATATTGTCGCCATCAAAGGCGGTAGAGGTTGCAAAGCGCTAAGAGCCCACCTGGAGCACCTTTATTCTGAATATCGGCAGGATGGGCTGTATAGCTTGCCCCTTGATGTGCTGGAAGAAATCATCGACTTCAACGAGGGAAGTCTATGAGTCGCAAGAACAACAGGACCAGAGGCATCTTGATAGAGATACCCACCGCTCTGGTAGAAGCATTGGCAACGTATACGGAAAGCTCGCAGTGGGAGGAGTCGCGCACGGTTACGGCAGCGATCGCACTGTTTTTGATGCAAGACAGTAACACCGGCTTCGGCCATTCACGGTCCGTGGCACGGATTTATTTGGATGCCTTATTTCTAGACGCCCCAAGCTTGGGGTGTTCAGCAGAAGAGGGCAAAATCACAGCAGACAGGAGCAAGGCATGAAATCAGGTTGTATCAGCCACCCGGCGGGGGAATCGATCGTCCTCATCCGGCAATGGCAAATAGACGCATTTGGCTGCAAGGTAGTCGCCGCCCTGCTCAGCTATTTCGAGTATTGGCACGATATCAAAGCTCGATCTGTGAGAGGGGCAAGGCATCTGAATGATGTCGCCGAGCGGCACGGCGACCAGCCCCAGCAGGACACCAGCCTATTGCAATATCACACCCTAGAGGAAATTGAGAAGGCCCTACTGACAGTCGGCAAGCGCACCAAGATATCAGCCGGGATTAAACGTCTAGATGAGGCAGGTATCATCTCAAAGCACAAAAATCCAAACCCGCGCTATAGCTTCGATCAGACAATCTATTACCAGTTCCACCCCGAGATAGTAAACGAGTACCTAACGGCTAGAACCCGCATGGTTACCCATAGTTCAAAAATGAACGATGGTTCATTCAGGTCTGTACTCTCGGCGTTCAGAAATGAACTCTCGGCGTACGATTCTGAACGATCTATACATAAGACTACTTCTAAGACTACTTCTAAGACTTCTACAGAAAGAAAAGAGGAAGATTCTTTTTTTCGAGAAGAGCTTAATCAGGCAGAGGTAGAGGCGCAGACACAGGCCGGTCAACCACTCCCTGTTAAAAAGCAGCGATCGCCACAAGCGCAGCCGAATCCAGGAGGCGAAGGTTCCGCCGCGCAGTTTAATTCCTCTCAGAGAATGGAGGAAAGATTTAACGCCGGTGCGAATCCTCACCCACATCCAGATTTGGTGAGGCTAGGCTTGGGAGGGCTGCATCAGGGCACCAAGAAACACAGCGACTGGTGTGAGTGGGCGATCGCTGCCGCTAGAGCAGAGCTGCAAATTACAAAGCCTGATAGCGACTTGGGGATTCCCCGGTGCAAGCGCTTTATCTCAAACCTGGTGAGTAACGCCAGGAGGGACAACGACTATGGCCGGTTGGAAATCCTCCTAGATAGCGCAAACATTCTCAGGGCCAGGACGGCGGCTGCGGCAGCAGCTGTGACAAGCGACGAACCCAAAGTCAGTCCGTTTGAGCGATCGCCAGAAGAAATTCAGTCTACCCGTGCCGCCATCGATGCCGCCGCCGCCAATCTACCCCCGGCAATCCGACGCGCTAGACAGGCCAGGAGTACGGTATGAGTAGCAGCAGCAGCTTGTTACCCTACCTCTCCTGGATAGCGATCGCTCAACGGCATAACTCAGAATCGTTCCGAGATAGGGCGATTGCCTATTTCGACAAAGCCGGGATACCGTATCAAGACTCGTGGAGCATGAACCGGATGCTAGCAAGCCTTGAAGATAATCAGGTGGTGAATCTAGGCATAGCCGTGGCAATCAGCTTTTATAGAAGCCACAAGCACTGTGAGGAGATGCCTATGGCAGAGCTAAAACGATATGCCATAGGGATGATTCTAGGGCAAAGGGGCAACCAGCTAGAGGCCGCTGAGCTATCAGAGGCTTCATCAGCCCTGTAAAGAGCCTCAGCCCCTTCTGTGGACAATCCGACGCGACATGCCGTCACTAGACGCTGAGGAGGCCATAAACCCACCAGAGAGAGAGCAACCGATTGCCACATGCAACAGTAGTCGCTGGAGTATGGCTCTGATGAGCCAATTCCAAAGCCTAGTCGAAGCGGTGAATCCTATTGGTGGGGTGATTGCATTGGGATAAAGGTCCAAAACTACCCACTATAATTATCATTTTCTATACAATGGAAAACGTGTGTAATTGCCGATTAGCACGGGTTCTTTGGAAGTGGAGAGCCCGTGTTTTGTTTTGGGTTTTTTTGGGGATACTATTTGTGTAAAAAAGGGCAAATGTGCTAGATTATAGCAAGCATACCCGCATCACCATAATACGAAGATGCCACGAAAATACAGAGAATGGTCAGTTTCAAGGCTAGAATCTGCTTTAGCTACAGAGACATCTAAGCCTTACGAAGCTTGGCCTTGCCACTGCCTAGACACTGCATCAAGCACAAATGGTAAGGTCTACTATCGCCTCAGAGAAAGACGCGCAGATGGTAAACCAGGTTCAATGATAAGAACGCTCACATCAAAGGAGTTCAAAGAGTTGAAGCAGCTCTACAAAACAAGCAAAACTATACATATGCTGCAAAGTGAGCTGCAGCGACGTAAGGCCACTCCAAAGCAGAAGAATAGCCAGTCTCAGGAAGCACCTGGTAAGTGGCCTGACGTTGCTTAATTGGGCTGTAGCTGACAGATGTCAGGGAAATTTTTAAGCACCATATAGTCATTCCATGCCTTGATTTCATCATCAGACAAGGCGATGTATTCACAGACCGCACCCATAGCCCGAGCGAGGAGCAATGGCGATCGCAGGTCTGGCTGTAGAATCACCAGCTTCAATGTTTGAAATGCATCCATGGCCAGAGGTGAACCAGAAGCAGCGCATTTTGTTTGAATTGCTGAGTAAAGCGTGTTACCAGCGATCGCAAACTCAGTTAGAAGCGCTAGCCAGTCAGGCTCAGGGTCTGGTAGGAATTGCTCAGGCGGAATAGCTGTAAGGGCCAGCTCAAGGCCATCTTTATCCAGATCGTCACTCGATTCAAAGTCGAACTGAAAGACCAGCTCAGGCAGGTCAATCTCTGGCATCGGGTAGGGGATAAACACCGATGCAGGGTAATCATTAGGGTCATATTCTCCCGCCGTCTGTGTGCTAAAGCCAACAACTTTAGGCAGCTGGGCTTGAATCAAAGGGAGAAGCTGGAAGTCTGGAGTTTCAGGCATTGATCATTCCGCTCATTGTCATTCTGCTGTAGGTAGCGTGATTGCTCACATTTGGATTAGCTACCAGTGTTTGCTGTAGCGCAAACAACTGTGAGAATCCAAATCCAATTGGGACTGAGAAAAGGTCAACAGATAGTAGATTATCCGCAAGAAGATATGAAGTATTCGAGATATACCGCGACACTGGGACAGTAGCATCATTGAGGCCGATGCCGACCCGACAGGCTGAACTGATACCAGCAAACGCTTCAATCCTTATATCGATATAGTTCGGGGACTTAGCAAAGACCGTTTCAAATCGGTTTGCCAGAGATGCCGCGTAAGGTCTCCAAGTCAATGATGTGTATCGGTGAGGTACATCATTGGTCATGACCAAGTTCTTTGGGCGCTGGTTATAGTAGTTCGATACGAGACGATATTGGTAGTCGTCATATAAGCCGGTGCTTTTTAGATGCACAGTCCCCAGGAATCGCCGCCGTTGGTCATCAACAGGAACAGAGTCATTCCAGTCGAAGCCGGTGTTCCAGTAGGTTGACGAGTTCACACCAGGAGAACTATCTGGCCACTTCCTAGCAAACAAACGAGGCTCACCTGTTAGCAGGTAGCAGAAGATGTCGTAGTTCCCCGGAGATGCAGATGCGAAATCCAGGGATATAGAAGCATCATCACCACCAGGCAGCTCTGTGGGAACCCATCGGTCCTCAGAGGTGTCCCAGAGAGAGATATAGTCGCCTTCAAAGCGGTTCAGATAGAGGGTCTGAGTACCCGAAGCGATAGCGCCGTGATATCCAGCCTTTGGGTCAAGGGACAAGCGGCACATCGCTATTCGGGAGTTGTGGGTGTTGGCCTCCTTCGCCGCAGTAATTTGGTACTGCTCTAGAGCCTGCAGGCGATCGCTGTTGGCCTGGACCGAATCGGCCAAGACGCGGTCGCGGCTTTTTAGGAGCGAGAGCCGCTTGTTAATAGGTGAGTCGTTAGCCCCCCCCAGGACTAGCTCATTCGTTTCAATTCGCGGGACGTTGGTAAATCCAAGGTCATCACGAAGATCTACAGAGTCTGGCATGTCAATCTCCAATTGCAAAAGGCGATCGCCTTGGGTAAGCGATCGCCAGGTTAGCGCTATCCATAAACTCTAAAGCCCCCATAGGTATAAGTTCCGTCATAGCGAAAGGCTTCAGTTTCGCCAGACGGAACTACGGGTTTGGGGCTTCATTCTCGTCTCCTTCAGGCTCTGTGCCAGCTTCAATTGGAGGCGCTGTGTCAGGAGCAGAGGGGAAGAATTGCTCTTTAACATCCTCGCCATAGGTGGCCACCAGGAGGCCCAACAGTAGCTGAGTACCGCCAGCATAGGTCAGGGCCTGACTGCTATATGGCAACCAGGTTTTAATCACAGGGCCGATGCTCTGCTTACGCAGGATTACCTCATGCTCAAGCTCAACGGCAGGGAGGCCGAAGGCGTCAGAGACCTGATAGACGACCCTAATGTAGTCGAAGGCACCTTCTGAATCAGGGGGAGTCGATTGGTCAGGCATCGGCTCCCAGGCGTCAGGATTACCAGAAGGGTCAAATGCCGTACCTGCTGGCCAGTAAAAGACTTGACCTGGCGCAACAAGCGCATTCCCGACGATGGGGATGTTCCAGCCCAGCTCAAATTCATAGGAGCCAGCCCAGGCAGAGGTTGGCTTTAGAGTTGTTCGGTAGACATTGAGAGCCTGATCAAAGAACAGCAGGTAGCGCAGGTCAATGACCGTCCCACCAAGGGAGACCTTAGTGCCAAACAAGTTCTCTAAAATGTCTGACGCCTGCTCATTGGTGACAGCAGATAGAGCGTCAGTGAGGACATCCAGCTGAGCAATCAGCGTTTCTTGTTGATCATTGAGCGTTGACTGCTGGCTAAGGCTACTCTCTGCACTCGATAGCCGCGCAACTTGTTGGCTCAGGGCAGTGACGTTAGCAGCGATCGCCGTCGAGTTACTATTGGTGCTTTGCGTCAGCTGAGAGATAGAAGCGCTTAGCGTTTCATCCAATGCAGCGATAGTAGATGCCTGGACCTGGGCAGCGGCGTCTACAGCTGCATCAACATCTTGAGCTGTCTGGATGTAGGAACCCAAGCTCTCAACCAAAGCCTTCATAGCCAGCAAGTCTGTCGTCTCAAAGGTTTGATGAACCGTAGTTATTGGGGAGGAGACTGTCATAGAGGAATCCGAGTCCGAAAGGGTTTGATGTCGCTTTAATAGTTCCCCTGCTGAATTAGGTGATTTCTACTTCCAAAATAATGAATCGGAGCGCTGTCATCTGTTTAGCGCTAAAGGTAGGCACCAGACGCGCAGGAATCGGCCTGTTGCTATAGGTGGCAGGGTCAAAGGTATAGACGACCCGAGACTGAAGGGCATCGTCAGCACCGTAAGCAGAGAGGCACATTTCTTTAAATCCACGCGCAGTAGAATCCCTCAAACAGATTTCACCATGGCCCGGATACCAGGGAACTATCAAGTCCTGATGGTTTATCAGGTTTGCCGATGCCCCAGGCGCTAGATACGTGGCATAGAGGACCTTGGAAGAACCCTGGGACGGATAGACCTGTTCGGATAGCCAATTATAGATTTGGTGCTGTGGACCATTAGCAATTGGCTTGCCAGCCTCAGCCAAACCAATGAAGGCGCTGCTGATATGATTAGGCCCCAGTACCTCGTATGCAAACTTGATTCGGAAGGTGCGATCGCTAGAAAACTCAGCGCCGTCGAAGGCAATGGAGCTGACAGTGTTCCAGGTTGAGTCATTGGTAGGCTTCTCTATGACAAGGCCAACGCCAGCTTGCTGTGTCAGGCGATATTCGTCAGCATCATATCGAGCGACGATCGCATCAATATTCATTACGCGGAAGTCGTAGAGCTGTGACGATGGTTCAGCAACAGGTTCGGCAGCGCGTTCAGCAGCAGGTTCGACGGCAGGTTCAGCAGCAGGTTCAGCAGCGGGTTCAGCAGCAGGTTCAGCAGCAGGTTCAGCAGCAGGTTCAGCAGCAGGTTCAGCAGCAGGTTCGACAGCGGGTTCGACAGTAATGCCTTCAACCTTAAGCTCACCATCGTAGTAGTAAAACCCATCATACGCAGCAGACCCATCATATGTGAGGAGGTTGAAGAGTAGGCTAAGGTCTCCGATGCGCAGGTCTAGCAAGGGACGAGCCGCAGGCCGCCATTCCTCAATTAGGGCAAGCACCAGCCTAACCTGCTCGATATTAACGGGCGATCGCTCCGGGTCAAGGTAGACGATGAAGCCCCCCAATCGACGACCGACAAAGATTTCCTCACCGTTGAAGGTCATGGCACCATCAAAGCGCAGCGGCGGGTTAGGCTCAACTACTGTATTGGGATACCCCACCGCTATCAAAGAGTTTTTGATGGCCCAGACCGTACCAGCGCGTTTGTTCAGCAGCACCGCATTAGCGATGAGCGATCGCTGCTTATCTTCTGTATCCGCCAGCAGCCAGCCACGCAGGCCCCAAACGTTTAGTTGCTGGGCCAGGTGGGGGAGCGCGACGGCAGGCACTAGCTCAGGGTTATAGACGTGCTGCCAGTCTCCGGGGTCAGTAGCCTGGAGCTGTTTGAGGATTGCCTCAAACGTCACGAAAGGCTTATCTCTTATAGAGTTTGGCAGTAGGGAGTCCGAGTGGTCTAGCATCAACCCTCACTGAGTCCAGCGACGCTCAAGGCACTAACCGAGACATCGGCCCATTGACTAGGGGCAACCGTGATGTCAGTAGGTGGGCTGAAGATTTCAGTAGAGTAGACGCCTTCTATCGTCACCGCTGCCATAATCTGCGAACGAACAATATCAGCCCCCAGTCGCGATCGCCTATCTGCAACATAAACAGCCAGCGCTTCTGTGACGCGGGCCTCGACCTCGGCAGCTCCGTAGCCATCTAGCACCACAACAACCAAATTCAGGACCACGGAAATAGCGACAGGCTTTCTCACCGTGGGCATATCGCAGATAGGCAGCAGATCGTCACGGTCAAAAGTAGACTGTACTAGTGCAGCTAGTTCATCACTTGGGGCACCCTCAGCAGTGAGAATATAGATGTCGAGGTACAGCCGCATCAGACCGCCCTGCGCGTTGTAGGGCTGCACAATAGCTATGTCAATGATGGCCTGAGAGGCGCTTCTGACCAAGGCTTGATATTGCCCTCTAGTGCCAGCCGTCGTGAAGGTATGAGGCGCTTCTTTGGTGCGAATCCTCAGCCGTTCGTCCAGCTCAATGTCAACGCCACCAGAGCTGATAGTTAGGTTAGTTACCGTCACCCCGGCGATCGCTGGGGATAGGGTTGTGACAGCTCCTATCTCCACTCCATTGGTAGCCAGCCCAGATGTGGTGCAGGTGGCTGTGGTTATGCCAAAGGTGTCACCCGCAGAGATGATTAACTCTGCGTCAGTGGCAAACTCCAATGTGCCAGCGATCGCCAGTGTTCCAGCAGGCATAACTAGAGCTGTGGGCTTAGGCGGGTCCAAAGTTACAAGGAGCGTCACGACGGACGGTTGAGCCGGTAGGCGCTCTACACCAACAAGCACGGCCAGCTCATCAAGGCGATCGCTCTGGGCATAATTCACCAGGCACTGCTCAAATCCCCACTGTCGGCCTATGCGCTGGATAGCTTCCCGGTAGGTGATCAGGTTCAACATCAGGCGCTCAGCAGCACCGGGAGGCAGCGACTTACCTGTGAGGTCTGCCCATAGCGCCATCACCTCAGCTTCAACAGCAGCAGGGGCCGTCTCTGTAAATATCGGTCTATCGCTCATAGACAACTTGCGCCCCTCCATCGATGTCGGGATTCTGGAGCAATGTCCAGTTAACCTCCAATGCTACTTGGCCCAACACGCTATTCACACCCAGAGCTAGTGTATCTAGGTCTACCCGTGGTTCCCAACGCTCAACAGCATCTAGGGATTCGCGTATCAAAAAGTGATTGATTCGGTTCGTAGGCCGATCAAGATGGTCCCAGATGTCAGATGCAAACGTAGGCCGGTGGATGTCTTCACCTGGTCTGGTCATCAGAATCACAGAACCAATGGTCTGGCTAATTTCATCAGCATCAACCACGATGCCGTCACCCCCAATGAGGTAAGACCAAGCCAGCTCATTGGGGCGATCGCCAAAGCTGCTACGCCAATTTGAAAGAGCCACATATTCAGGCGTATCCACAAAAGGGTCAGGCATTCTGTAAGCCTATTCAATGCCCATAGAATACCCATGAGTCAGCGTTTTTTGGGCCTTGGCCCATAACCCCGACCTTTACGTCGGTGACCTGGGGGGAGAGAGGTTATCCAGCGGCCTGCCCTGATTGCACGTCTCTCAGCAGACGTTGGACGCCGAGACCGATAGACAACTGGGTTCTTAGGTCTTTTAGCCTCACGCTTGGCTTGTGCAGCACTCTCGGCCACACGCGGGGTGTTCCTAATCTTGCCAGCCTTAGATCGTAGCCAGTAGAGACGAGTTGATTTATTCATCAGGAGGTAGCGGATACCAGTATCTACCTCTACGGTTCCACCGCTGACCGTATAACCAATCATCAGGATGTATTCCCATAGTCTGCCGGAAGTGTCGGGGTGACATCTGATAACCTGCCATTTTCAAGGCATCGTCACGGGTGTAGTACTTTTCTGGTCCATCAGGCTGAGGTGCTGGTATAGCACTTTTTACAGCACCTTTAGGCCCATCCCCGCCAGGAAAGTAGAGCACTCTATCTGTGCCAGTACTGTACTGACGGCGCTCTTCTAATGCCGACACACGACCCTCTAGATCTTTAAGCTGTTGCTGCACTGACACCGACGATTGCCCACCCTCAAAAAACTCTTGAAGAGCCTTGCTGACTGCTTCAGAGAGCGATCGCGCCCCAGTACTAGCCTTGTACTTATCCAGGTGCGCCTTGAGGCTGTCTTCGAGATATGTGGTCACAGATGGCTTCTTGCTCGGCATGACAGTATGGCACTTCTACAGCACCAGTAAAGCACAAGTGGCATACTTTATGTAAAAAAGGACATTGCTAAAGTAGGCTACTTTTTACGACGGGCAGCGCGGCCTCGGCTCTTAGCTTTTTTGGTATTGGAGACGTACTGCTTACCCTTGCGAGAGGCGGTGCGTTTTTTTTGATCAGTCGCCTTAGCTTGGGCAGACGTGAGTTTTTTCCAGGCTTTATCTGGCAAGTATCGTGACGTGGCCCCAGCAGCACGGGCTTTTTTCCCAGTACGGGTGCGCCACTTCTCACTAGTCCATTTCGTCAGCGATCGCTGGGCTTTACTCTTGCCCCCCCGATATCGGCCCCCACGCTTGCGGTAGAGCTGCCCAGCCAGTTGAGCTTTACGGGCTGACCATTCCCCAGGTTTGCCGCCCTTAGAGCTGCGCTTAATCTCCGCCTTAACTCGACTCCACAATGCGGGATTGGTTCTAGCCATCTTGCCCCGATGTCACCATGGTGTCCGGCCCATTGCTCTCTGTATCGTCGTCGCGGCCACCGATGACTACGATCGCTTTACCATTGATGGTACTTTCAGCCTCGTTGGTGATATGCAGGCCCCCAGTGACTGTGATTTCTATCCGGCTACGGATGTCTAGTTTTAGCACCCCAGCAGCACGGTCAAATTCAATCACAGAACCATCTTCAAATTCACGGTAAACCCGGTCTACCGTATCGATAGGCGGCATGTTTGACTCATCATAGTGGGCACACAGGATAGAACCCGTTCGCAGCCGCTCATCCGCCATCAAGAACACGAAAGTACCCACATCCATCCAATCCACCGAGCGATCGCCTTTAGATCGCTGTACCGGCAGCTTGAGCCAGTAGGTTTCTAGTTCAAGGTCGGGAATCTTCACCCTGGCCAGCCCTCGCAACGCATCAACTTTCGTGATGTGACCATAGTGGCCAGACCAGGCACCCGCACTACTCAGCATCGTAGTTAACCTCCAAACCAACCAGCTCCAGAGACGACCTATAGCCACTACGCTTATCTAGGCTATGGGTCACACTCTCTATCTGATATTTCCCCGAATACAGCAGGAAGCCCGTCAGGGTCAGGTTGCTACCGGCTGACAGATGAGGCAACCCACAGCATTGCAGAGATAGCTTGATTTCCCCACGGTTCGCCCGGTGTAGTCGGGATATGGCGATCGCCCTGGCCTGCTCAAGGTTGTCGAAGGGTTCGCGAATGACCAGCTGCGCGGTTGTAGCAGGTCGCGACTCACCAGCTACCGGCGTAGCAACTTCCTGGCCCTCTGCGTCTAAGGATGGAGATATCAGCTTGCCGGTGATGGGGTCTATATAAGATACCTTGGCGCTTTTATAGGTGCCTACGGAGCTGCGGCGTAGGCGATAGCTTGAAATGATTGATTGCTTACGGTCTATGGTCTCTACAGGTTCAGCAGCTTCTAGTGCCGATACTAGAT